AATGTGAAAGGAGGAAAATAGTTATGACTCAAAATGCAAGAATTAAACCACCCACCATATAGGCAGGTAGTAAGTGATTAATAGCGTAACATATCATCTTTTATATGTTTGTCACTTCTCAATCACATCGATGAGAACATCTAATGTGGCTATTACCCCACGTCTTAAGATAATTCTTACAAATCAATTATATAAAATTAATTCACAGTTTAAAAATAGTGTCATTTTCGTCATTTCTGTCATTTTTGTCATTTTCGTCACTGTAGTAGATAAATCTTTTCTGCTAACTCATCACGGCGTGCTAGGAAGTTGTTTCTGTTCAATTTAGAGTTAGGCATCTTCTTGATAATTGCATCCCTGTTATAACCTTTCTTCAATAACTCTAAGAAACAAAAGTCAACGTGTCCTAATCTCTGTTGTGATTGATTTATAAACTCAACTTCTTTTAACATCTGAGCATACCTTTTATTTGCTCTCTCAAGCCTTACAACAACATCTTCAACTTTACTAGAGTTTTCCCCTTGTGGTTTCGGTAACGTTGCTTGTATGCCATACTGTGCGATTGAATTGCTATCATATTCTGGTATTACATCAGCTAACACATTGCACTTCATTTTATGTGTGCCTATCATATTAACGATTGACTCTTTGCTATACATCTACTCCGACACCTCCGCCCTCATCAAATCTGACTGATCACTCAAATTTGCAAAGTCGCTCGGCGCCTCTATATCATCATTAGCCGTCATCATAATATATACTTGCTCTGTTACATACTTACCTAACTCGTACATTGCTAGTAAGAATAATAGTCTTAATATTTGTTTAATCATTATTGTCATCTCCTGTATCAATCAAGCTAGACACTTGTCTTAACATAGTCTTTAATTGATGTTCATTTAGATTAGCCATCATAGGACTGTAAAATCCACTGTCTTCATCATTAACGCCTTTAATAAAATAATCTTCAATCTTAGCTTTTTCTTCTGGGGTTCCATTTTTATACGTCTTGAATACTTCAGTATATTTTTCTGGCAACTTCATTTTAGGTATATTCATCATTATTATTCCCCCTTATATTTTCAAACAACTGACCCACTTTAATAACTGCATCTCTTTTAACTTGTGCCTCGTACTTCTCTTTCGCTTCTTCTTTACTCTCCGCCTCGACAACTGTAAACGTCTGATTATCTCTAGCCACAGTAATATGTTCATGTGGTAGTCCTGTTGAATCTTTGAATGTTGTGAATAAGTATTGCGTCACTTCCCCAAAACCTCCTTGACTCGATCTAAGATGTCTTTACACGTATCCTTTTCCTGCGTCTGCTGTTCCATCTTGTCTTTCGTGGTTCCTTTTCATTTTCTTTTTGTATGCGTCAATGAGTTGGTCGATAGAGTAATACTCCACAGCTATTTGAAAAGGTAATACTAATTCCACATCTACCAACAAATCTAAAATATGATTGATTTCTAAATCGCCAGTACGTTCATAGTGTTTATTTTGTTTATGATATTCTGTCACTGAAATAACTTTGTGTAATTTGGCTAAAAAACTATATTGATTTGTTAATTCTGGTATTTCACAAAAATAAGTTTCGGGCTCTTCGTAACTTTCAGTCATCAATACATAGGATAGTGCAAATGCCAACATATCTGATAGTTCATCAAGTTGTTCTTCAATAGGTTTACCTTTTAACTTTTTCCAGTTCTTGAATGGCTCTATTGTGTTATACCATTCGAAAAATTCTTCTACATACGCTTTGTGCGTATCTTTCGGATTTTTGGTTTCAATTCTATCGTCGAACTCCTTTTGTATTTGTAATAACTCTTGTAACTGATCAATTGTTAATGTATTAGTCATTTTCCTGCTCCTCCTCATATTTATAGACAACTTGACCTGCCATAATCCCTACTGCTTCATCAAGTTCAATACCTTCTTTAACTGAATGTTGAATAGCATTTGTCATTCCCTCAAGTATTTCATCAAACGCTTGCGCTTTCTTATACACGCCCTCAATCTCTTTTAGTAATCCCTCTGCGTCATTACCGTTATACGCACTAGTACTTATAACGGACTGTTCTATTTGTTCACGGTTATTCATTAGTGTCTTCCTCCACAAAAATTTTATTGTTTAATTCCATTCCAAATTTAACTCTTTCATCATCGTTGCCGAATTCGTTTATTAAATCTTTTTCAACACTCTTGCAATACCTATCCCATGCGATCGCTTTCTTCTCCAGCTCTTTGTTGTGTTCTCGTAACTTCGCTATATCCCCAATAAGCTCATCACGTTGCTTCAAAAACTTGCTTGCTTCATCAAACCAGTATTCACTTTGCTTTTCGTAATATTCTTTTGAACCATGTTCCATTATTTAATCAACTCCCCATCTTTCCAGATTAACGTCATGGTCAGGTCGTCATTTAAGATGTAGAATGCTTTGGTAGGAAAAATGTTGTCGTCTTCAAAACGTTCGTTCAAACTGATACCTTTGTGTAATGCGGATTTATAGACTCCTTCTTGAATCTCATATACCTCAAGCAACCTATCAAACTTAGTTTCTTCGGTTACTTCTTCTTCAACTTTGACACTAAAAGTAGCATTAACTAATATAAAATCGCTTATTTTAAAACAATTTTTAAAAACACCGAAGTAAATAAAGTTTTCATCATTTTTGTCTGTTGTATAATATTTTCTGCCGAATGATAGCTCCGGATTTTCTCGCGCCCACTTAATTAATTCGTCTATTTTCATTTCTTTTTCAACTTTGATTTTCATCATTTCCATCTCCTCAAAATAAAGTTAGTTGCTTCTGTTCCTCGTATTCCAAACCATGTTGCTTTATATATATTTCGAGCTCTTCGGCTGTATCAAACGTCTTTTTCACACCTTGCCAACCTGGTACGATATGCCCATGAAAGTAATAAGCGTCGTTTACTACATGGATATGAGCCACTCTTTCGTTATCTTGATACAGATATCTCTTAGAGCAGAAAAATTGGTTTAAGTATTCTTTACGTGCGCTATCTGTCATGATCTACTTTTTAACTTTCACGAATATGTCGTTTTCCATCAGGTAGCACGCATAACGTCCTCTTGGATGTTTCTGAGGTACATTAAACAAGTGTGGCTTCTTTCTTCTTAGCTCAGCTTTTTTACGTCGTTGCCTAGCTATTTCACGTTCTCTAGCCTCTCGTTGCATAATTCTGGATAACACGATTTCTTTATACTCAGCTAAGCGCATGCCATAAGGTGCGTTTAAGGCTTCTAACAACGCCCAGCCACCTCGTACTCTTTTTGCAACCATTCCTGGAGTTAAACCATTCTTTTTTATCAATTCATTTTCATGTTCGGTAAATTTATATGGTTTACCGTTAATCTTTACGATACTCATTTATTTTGCCTCCGTATTTATCATGCGTTAAAATTTTTAAAGCTCATGTTTTTTACTCCGGATGTTATTTATCCTAAAAAGTGTTAGTGTGTCTTTTTGGTCGTTTTTCACCCTATATTCACGAGCGCTAATGACCAAAAGCTCTTTTTGCTCTCTCAGATAATTCTTGTCGTCGCTCTTCAGACATTAATTTTCTAAAACCTATTGCGCTTTTAGGTAGTTTCGCCCTAACCAATACCGCAGTCCCAGATTCTAATCGTTCCAATACCTCTACATCATCGCCGTACAACTTTGTCATTCTAGTAATATGTGTTGGTACTGATGAGTAAGCAATCCATTGTTGGTTTTCGTAATCATAGTTCAATGTCGTTTCGCGGTCTTCTCTTGAATAACCGTCACTTACAGTTTTTGTTTCTTTGGTAATTTTTGCCATTTACTCCACCTCTACATTTACATTTCTAATTTTTAAATTGTCATACTCTAGTATTTCGTCAGGATTGTTATATAAGTAATCTGCCAGCGTTTCTTTTTCTTTATCCACATCATCAAAATGCTGATATTCAACTTCTGTAGGTATCCTTATATCAATCGTTGCATTTATATATGCTTGTTGTTGCATTAGATCACTTCATTTCTCTTTTGCGTTCTCGTCTTACTTTAATTAATTCCTCGTACGTAATCCATGTTTTACCTGTATACTTAGGCGCTTTACATATCCAATTGAGTTTTATGTTTCTGTATTTGTGTCTGAAAATCTTAGCTTTAAGTTTCGCTACTTCGGTTGGCATGCCTTTAATGTCGATAACTTCAATCAGTTTGCCATCGAGATATAACGCGAAGTCTGCAATATATTCAATCTTTCGTTGTTTATCTAGTTTTGGTAATAATTCGAATTTCGGTTGTATTTCGATATGATCATAATTAGTGCCATTCATATTACTTTCTAAATATTGGTAATATTCACACTCTACTTTGCTATCAAATACAATTCCTTTGTACTCAACTTTCTTAGCATTGTATTTACTCATTGCGCCACCTCTAAATATCAAATATCGTTACTTGTAAACCTAGCTCTTGCTCATATAGAAGTCCGTGAGCGCCCTTGAATCGTTTTAGGTCACTATCAGTCATAATTTTCTTTTCGTCGCTGAAATGGGCTCCTGTGAGCGAATAAACTTCATTTACGTTGTCTTTATACTTGATGACCTTAATATCTTCTGTGCCATCTTCTCGGTATAAGTAATATTTTTCTTTCGGCATTTTTAACACTCCTTAATGTGTGTTTTCTTCCAGTTGATTTCATTCATGATTTTCCTTTTAACTTTGTCATAATCATCAAAAGGCGATAACTCGTTATTGTCCAACAATCTATTGACTGCCCAACCAGTTTCTATATAGACATTTGCTACAATCGGGTCGCTTTGCTTTGTCTCTTCATACATCGATTTCAATAAGCTTTTGAATTGCATGATGTTCATGTGAAAAACCTCTGCGTCTTCTTGTAATACTCAAATTCAATTATTCCAGTTTCTCCGTCTTTGTTTTTGGCTATGTTACATTCAACAATAGATTTGCCTGTAATACCGTCATCTTCGTCACGGTTATAGTAATCATCACGGTAAAGTAGCATTGCTAAACTCGCATCTGCTTCTATTCCGCCTGATTCTTTCATGTCTGATAGCATTGGTCTTTTATCCTGTCTAGACTCGACACCACGATTCAGTTGTGAAAGTAGTACGATGATTGCGCCTGTCTCATTAGCAATTATCTTTAAGTCGCGTGATATCTTTTCTACTGCTACACGTCTATCAACTTTCGCATCAGTATCCATCAGTTGAAGGTAATCAATAAAAATAACTTGTTGACCGTCTGAATGCCTCATTGCTTGTGCTCGCACATCTTGCGGTGTGATATTACTTTTATCAGAAATATCAATACCTAATTTCATGATTTTATCCATCGCATTCGTTAACTTTGTTAAGTCATCCGGCGTTAAGTTCCTGATTTCTTTTATCTTGGTTAACTCAATACCAGTAATTGTTGATAACATACGTTTCAATACTGATGTGCCAGTTGTTTCGAGACTAAAGAAAGATGTTTTATATCCATTTTGTGCTATGTTCAGCATCATGTTTAATGCAAAACCTGTCTTACCCACTGAGGGACGCGCTGCGATGACGATTAATTGTGATGGCTCCAATCCCCCTATTTTGTAATCCATTAGCTTGTAACCCGTCTTAATTTGCTTCTTAGGGCTATCGCTGTATAACTCTTCGACAAACTCCTCAACAAACTTCTTGGTTCCATCTTCTTTTTTGTTAGTAATTGTTTTTAAATCCTTGAGTTCATCAATCAAGTTGTTAAAGTTTTGATTCGTAGGTTGTTGTTTGAACTCAGTGACCAATTCATTCGCTTTGTTAAGTTGATAACTTTCTAATAATTCTTGTTGGTAACGTTCAAAGAAGCCGTACCCAATGAAATCGGAGTTGTAAAGTTTAGTTATAGTATCTGCATCTAAAAACTCTTTATCTTTAGTTGCTTTTAAATAGATTTCTTGATGGTCTATCTTTCCGGCGTCCATTACATAATTGAAAAAGGTTTTAAACTTTTCGTTCGTAAACATGTAATCTTTAACTCTTATCTTTTCTAGTACGTCCGGTTGTTTAAGTAGCGTAGCGATTATTGTGCTTTCAATTTCGAATTGCCCATAATTCATTCGTTATCGCCCCCAAATTCTGCCAACTTATTCATGAAGTTATCTAGCGCTATTTTTCTTTGTCTGACATATTCGGGGTCGTTCTGCATTTTCCATTGGTGTGTAGCGGTTTCGTTGTCTACCGGCTCGATAAATACTTTTTTAGGTGCCTTACGCATGATTGCTGGTAAGTTAGGCGGGTACGGGTTGTTACTGTTGATATATCCATCTACAGCTTTTACAGTTGGTTGATAATCTCCGTTTTGACTTAATACATCAATCCACATTTCTAACTTTGGTTTATCAAAATCGATGTTGTATACGTACCTAACTTTTTTAATAATTTCTAATGCTTGTGTTTTGCTCATCGGCATTAGTTATCACTCAATTCTTTTTCCATTTGCGCAATGACATCATCAGTAGTTTCTTTTTTAGTGTTACGAGGTTTCAATTTGTTTTCAGCACTTTCTTTATCTGAAACGCCTTCTTTATTCCAGTTCTTTAATACAGTTAATAGATAATTTAGACCTTTGTTATTTTCTTTACAGTAATCGGTAGCGACTTTTACTATTTCGAACTGATCTTGCTTAAATGATTTAATTTCGTGTTCTAACTGTTCTGCTTTTAAAGGGTTTTGTATAATTTCTAAATTGGCACTAATATACTTAAATGACTTTGAGACGTCGTCTGTCTCTCTATGTTTGTTAGTCTCTGTAGTAATCTCTGTTAAGGATTCTTGAGTTTCTTCACTATCCATTCTTGAGTTTCTTAAGTTTCCATTCTTAAGTTTCTTAAGAATCCATTCTGAAACTTCTTTAGTATCGACTTTATAATGTAAAGTGGGTGCGCCGTTCGCTTTTTTCAAAGCGGTTTCAACGAATCCAAATGATTTTAATTTATTAGTAGCACGTCTTACTTGGTATTCAGTCAGATGTAATTCTTCGAACCATTCAACATATGATTTGTAAAAATAACCATCCTTCCTATTAGTTCTATCTGACCAATAAATCATCTGATTTAACAATGCTGCACTTGGATAATCTTCAGTAATCTTCAAGTAAATAACAGGTATAGGTATGACGTTGTTTTGTCCACTAAATTGCGAAATAATGGATGATATATAATCTCTGTTATTCATTTTTCTCTCCTTTCAGCATTTTATTGAGCCTCTCATCAACTTTTATCCACGAGTCATGCAATTGATATTTATCATCAAATGACTTAACGCCAATCGCATGTTGCTGGTTATGATGTTCGCGACATAACGCTAATACATGTTTGTCATAGTGATTCATCTTATTTCTGTTCATGCCTCTACCTACTGCTTCGTAATGTGCTAGGTCAGCGTGAGGCTTTCCGCATATTACACAGTTGCGGTTAACAGTTGACCAGTATAAGAACGATTTATCTTGTTTCATTAAATCGCTTGTTTTGTAGCTAAGCGGTATGTCGTTATGGAAAGTCCAGTCAAGCGTTGCTTCAATGATTTGACTCGCTTGTGTTCTCGTACAATTACTTAGCGAAATACGTTCATCATAGCCGTAGTAAGTCCTTACATACTCGATGAACATATGCCGCATATAGTCCATTGGTTGACCTGTATGTTCTTCTATGTCTTTGACAAGCGCGAATATTTTTCGTCGTTGCTTGCCGGTAATTCGAAACGGATCTATGACGCTTACATCGACTTCTACATCAAAACCGTTATCAAGTAGTAATGTTTCTTTATTGCCTAATTCGACACCCGAGATGACAACTGTTGTTGTGCCGTCGTCTTGAGTGATATAACTAGTAATTTTTGGCATTTAATCATTCCAATCAGAACGGTAAGTCAGAAAAGTCTTCTTCGGTATTGTCGAACGGATTATTACCAGTTTGAGTTTGTCCGTTGTGTTGTTGGTTATTCTGTTTGTTGTTATTCTTCGGTTCTAAGAATTGAACGCTGTCCGCTACTACTTCTGTCACAAATACACGTCGCCCTTCTTTGTTATCGTAACTGCGTGTTTGTAGTCGTCCGTCTACACCTGCCAACGATCCTTTAGAAAGGTAGTTTTTAACGTTTTCAGCTTGTTTTTTGAACACTACTACGTTTATAAAATCTGCTTCACGCTCGCCTTGAGCATTCGTAAATGTTCTGTTTACTGCTAATGTGAATGTCCCTACATTTACGCCATTTGGTGTACTTCTTAATTCTGGGTCTTTTGTTAATCGTCCTACTAAAACTACTCTGTTTAACATTATTGTTTCTCCTCACTATCCAATTGTTTTAATCCCGCATCTAATTTTTGGTGTGCTTCTGCGATTTGTTTTTGACTTAATTTATTAATGTTAGATATTTTTAGCCATCTCATCGTTTTGTCGATAGTTGCATCTCGCCCTTTTTCTTGAGATAAGTTCACAAACTGATTGATACGCTCTTCTAATTCTGTAATATCGTTGTCACTTGCACTTGGCAGTTCCTCGCCGTTGTAAATATATAAGCCTAAACCGTGTAAAGCCGAAGCTTTAACGAAACATCGTTTTTGCGCTTTGTTGATATCAAAAGTTGTTGCACTACCTTTAGCAAGTGATTTATTTCTAAAGTCCAATACTGGGAGCCACTCAGTCTCTGTACTATCTTTCACAGTCACAGATACCTGTACAAAATAGCCCTCTGGTGTAGCTAAATAAGGTACAAAATAATTTTCTGTGTTAATATCTGGATGTGGAAACTCGTGTACTTTTACTGTGTAGTTAGGGTCAATCTTTTTTAACTCTTGATGTGCATATGACCACGCTAGATAAGTTAATCCATTTTTTTGTTCTGTATGATCGTTCACATTTTTACTGTTCAACTGTTCAAATAATGTTTGTTCAGTCATGTTCTACCTCCTCGTACTCAATTGTTTCTGTCACTGTTTTCTTAATCGCTTTGTGATAATCCATATTGATGCTTGCTTCTTCCATACCGTTAAACTCCCTAGCTCTATTTCTATTTGTGGAGTAACTAATATCTGAATTGTTATCAGTTGGTTTGTTAGTTATATAAATTGGCATATCCCTATGACGAATGATATAAGTTACAGTCTGCTTCATAGCAACCTCCTACCATCTCATGACTAAGTTAATTAGTCTGTCCTGTTCGTCTGTGTTCTCTTCAATCCATTCATCTATTGCTTGGTTGAATAAGTCTGATGCCATATCTAAGTCATTCTCATCTACGACATAAGCATGTTTAATTGGTACGTTGTTCATATCTTTAACTTGTATTGATATGCCCATATGACCTTTTAAAATGAATAGCTTAAAATCGAATCCGTTAACATGAATGTTTTTGCGTATGATTTCGCCTATTTCGTAATACATCTTGACTTCCTCCGTTTTTCATTTTATATTTAACTTGAAATTTTTCTTAAGTGCTTGATACTGTTACTTGTTGGCGCAAGTAGCGGTTTTTTTATCTTATTATCAAAGATGTTTCATAAATTATGCCTTTTGGCTCGCCTGGTACTACTATTTGGCCGACAAAAAAATATTGATGCGCTCTTCTTCTGTATGATTTCTTAAGTTTTAAATTGTGTAATACTATGTCACCGGTATGTCTGTCTACATATTCAACAAGATAATTTTTGTTTTGAACCGACATGTAAATATATGGATTGTTGTACTTCTCTCTGTATTCAGTAATCGTCTTAACTTCATCATCACTTAACACAGCTTGTTCTGCTTTTCTTTCCCATTCCACACTAGGTTCAACGTGTTCTTCGAACCAAGTCATTTAATCATCCACCTCATAAAAGTATTCTTTATAAAATATGAAAGTTGCGATACTTGCGAATCCTGCAATTGACCACGCTGTAGTGAAGTATAGAAACGGCATAAGTACAATCGCTAAGACTGTGAAGCATAGCACTGCTACTAGGTAGCTTTTATAAGTTTTGCTCATTTTCTTTTTTCTCCTCTTTAGTTATTTCATCATTTATCAACCCTTGCATTTCCATCAGTTTTTGAGGTATACCAGCTTTTAACTGGATTTCGTATAACATTTGTTGAATGTGTGGTGGCATTTTGTCGACCTCCCCTATTCCGTTAATTTCATTTCTAATTGATACGTTGTTTCATAAGATGGTTGCCATCTTTCTACAAACCTAATTGCTTCTTGATATCGTCCACGAGGTATACAGTTGTAACTCGGTACGTCGAAAATATTTTTAATACTTTTATATATTTCTGCGAACAACTTTCTTGATACTTGGTCGTAGTAACCGTTAAATTTGTTTCTCACAATTTCCGCAACTTTTTGAGCAACTAACCTTTGAATATGTTTCGCTTCTCCGTGCATAATTGGATATGTTTCTTCGATTTTAGTAACACGTTCATCTAATTCTGTGTTGCCTTGTGCTATTAATTGAATTTGTTCCGATGTAGTTAATGGTTTTGATTGGTATGTTCCTGTTCTTCTTAGTGATGGTAAAACTTCCGAAGTTACCCAACGCTTGAATTTCCTAGCGGTTTCTCTAATGTTTTCGTTTTTACTTTGTTTAGAAGCGTCAAAGATTAAACTGTATAATCCTGATTCGTTGATAATGATCATATTTCTGTTTTGACCTGATGCACTAAATTGGTGCGTCAGCTTGTCCTCACTATCAACATGATTTCTGATGGCATTGTCTGTCCTTGCATATCCTAAAATCTCAGCAATATCTTTTCCTACAAAATAAGGTTCGTTTTCAATTTCCACTGTTCTTACTGGTAGCTCTTTAAAATTAAATGTTTGTAATGCTTGCATTTTATTTCTCCTTTACATTAGCGATATCAACTTGTAGTGCATCGCATATTTTTTTTACTGTGAGGAAACCGGGGTTTTTAACCTCTGTTTCGATAGATCGAATTGTCGAGTTTTGTAATTCCGTTAGCTTCGCTAGTTGATAGCGTGTTATCCCCTTTTCTTCTCTCAATTCTTTTAAGTTCAGCATCTTATCACTCCTTATTGTCCATAACGATATTTCGTTATATAATTAATCCAACCCCACTACACTGGGAGGTGATTTCCTTGCTTATGCGAGGTTTTAAATCATCCTGTGGTTTTATAGGTTAGTAAGTCTAAATTAGAACATCGTTTGTTGTGTTCCACAGTCAAACAAGAGACGTTAACTAGGGTATGCGTACTAGAAGGTAGTAACTTTTAGGACGCTAGACTTTGATGGAAAACCTAAGCACCATACAGGGCTGGGGACGATACCAGCAAAAATAGTGCTGTTAGTCGTAGTAATTAGAACCGAACAAAATTTCCGTAACACATACCTTCTACGTCAAGGTGTGTGTTTTTTTATTGGAAACAAAATGTTTGTAATGCTTGTATAATATTTATGCTCCTTTCGTGTATAATGTTGTTATCAAATATTTAAGGTGGTTATTCTTATGGAATTCATACAATCTACTTTGTTTTCAAACGTTGTAGCTTTTCTAGCTTTAGGTCTATCTGCATACTCAATTTTTTATACTCGTTCTCAAAATAAGTTCGGTTTTGTTATTAGCGATCTTAATTTCTACTATGAAAATAATTTTGTAGAATTAAATTTTGTCGTCGCTAATGACTCGTCTAGAACTCATACTTTAGAAGAATTAATATTTTTAGATAAAAACAAAAATGTTTTAACACCTATTAACGTAGTATTGGAATCTAATGAATATTCATCTCTCGATATATATAATCCAAGTTATTTGCATGCTCCAATCGATAAACAATTAGATAAACCAGAAGTTATGATAGCTAATTCGTCATCAGAGTTTTTATATAAATTCGAATTAGAACCTGCGTTTATAAAGATTGTTTCTAATCAACGAATAAACAAATTTAAAAAGTATAAGTTAATCTCTACCGATTCTTACGAGCATAATTAATATCGCTAAATTCATGAAAAAGTGAATTGCTAGTAGTGTGTTGGTCAGCATCATTTTGTATCTTCCTTTCGTGATTTTTGAATAACTTTTATTTCAAAGTTATTTATCTTCTCCAAGTTTTCTTCAACTGCCTCGACAGCTTTTAAGGTTGATTCAATCAACTTTTTGAGTTCGTCGAGGTTTGTTGTTTCGATGTTTTTTATTTGCAATCCTTCCATTTGTCGTTCCTCCTTTTAAGATGTGACTTTTTCTTTTTCTCTCGAAAACAGATACTCAATTTCATACTCTGGAAAAAAAGTATTTTTAATAAGTAACGCTTCTCCAAATTTGAAATCAGAAATACCGTTAATCTTATCTGATACTGTTTGATATCGAACTTCTAATAAATCTGCGATATCCACCAGAGATACTTTATTCTGTTTTCTGACCTTTTCTAAATTGGTCAACATAGTACCTCCTCCAATTATACGAATTTTCGTATTTAAAATTTTAAAAATTAGCACTGCTGAAGTGCTTAAGTCCAATATATACGAATTTTCGTATCGTGTCAATACTAATTTTCGTATTTTTTTATTTGTTTTATCTTGATATACGATTTTTCGCATGTTATTATATAAGTATATTTTAGAAATGAGGTAACCAAAATGGATAAAGAAAAGCATTTAAAACATTTAATGGAAATGAAATCCGGTTCAGTAAAAGCTTTTTCAGAAGATATAGGGTTAGCTTATACAACAGTTCGTTCAATTTTGGAGCGAGGTGTATTTAATGCCAAAGTAGAAAATATTATAAAAATTTGTAAAGGTTTGAATATAAAACCAGAAAATATTATGGATTTAAACGATACGATAATTAGCGAATCAATTACAACGCTAATCAAACTCACACCTCCACGACAAGAAAACGTACTAAACTACGCAAATAGTCAGTTAGATGAACAAAACTCTAAAGGAGATAACGTTGTAGATATTAATTCATATAAACAGGATAAAACTCCGGTTAATGTCAATGGTTGCGTCTCTGCCGGTGTGGGAGAACGTCTACACGATGAAACGCTATTCACTGAAATGGTTAAAGCCCCTGTTCCTCCACATGATTTAGCATTAAAAGTTAATGGTGATTCGATGGAACCTATGTTTAAAGATGGTGAAATCATATTTGTGGAGAAGACACATAATATAAAGAATGGACAGATCGGTATATTCATTATTGAAGAAGAAGCTTACGTTAAAAAAAGTTTTTGTTGAAGATGACAGATTAACTTTAGTTTCACTGAATAAAGAATACCGCGACCTTCACTTTTATAGGAATGAAAGCGTAAGGTTAGTTGGAAAAGTTATTTTATAGTTAAAGGAGAAATGGACATGAAAGAATTACCTAAGAGCAGATTAACATTCAAAGAAAGTATGATTGAGAGTCAATATTTAGCAACTAAAACAAAAGAAGGAAAGAAACAATACAAGCAACTATCCGTTGAAGACAAAAGAGAAATTTTAAAAGAATACCATAGTAAACCTAGAAAAGAAGTAAAATTTGAAAGTGAAATCAATAAATCTGACGAAAACTTATCTAAAATCTACCAAAGATTTAGCGAAATAGGAGTAGAGGATTTGTTTGGTACAAAAAAAGAAGTGAAAGAACTACCTATGATTTTAAAAGATAACGAAAACATAATGTATGTAACTTCGGGATTGTACAATAATAATACCTACTTAATAGTATGTACTGATCTAAGATTGTTATTCTTAGATAAAGGGATGATATACGGTTTGAAATTTCATGAATTTCCATTCGAGAAAATCAATTCCGTTTCGTATAAAAAAGGACTTCTTTTTGGCGAAATAATTATACATCACGGTTCATCAAGCATCACTATAGGTAGCATAGCAAAAAATACTGTATCTAGAATGGCAGAAACAATACAAGAACAAATCTCTATTCGTGAAAGTTCTATGAAACCATCTAAATCTGAAAAAATGAGTTTTTCTGTTGCTGATGAATTAATAAAATATAAAGAATTATTAGATGTCGGGGTAATTTCTCAGGAAGAGTTCGATAAGAAAAAACAACAATTATTGGATATTGATTAACAGCGCCCGTGTGGCGTGAGGAGGATGAGGGATGGAAGATTATGTTCGTTATAGGCTAGAAGATCAAATAAATTGGTATGATACTAAAAGTATATCTTGCCAAAAGCAATACAATTTTAATAAATATATACAAATTATTGCCGGTGCATTAATCCCAGCAATAACACCTTTTTCGTTAGTGTTTAATTCTATGAGTTTTACTATTGTTATATCAATACTAGGAATACTGATTGTAATATCTCAGTCTATTAGTAGTATAAAGAAATTTCACGAAAACTATATTCAATATAGAACTACATGCGAAGTGTTAAAACATGAAAAATACTTATATTTAAATAATGTTGAACCTTATGACAATGAGAAAGAACCGTTAAAACTTTTAGTTTTACGCGTTGAATCAATTATTTCTAACGAGAATATTAATTGGCAAACAATGAGACAAGATATCAAGGAGGAAGAAAAATGTTAGGGAAATTATTTGTAAGCTACAGAGCAGATGACGAAGGTTCACGTTATAAAAATTTATTAGTGGGCTGGTCTGAAAATCCAAATAAAATTTTTTTTGATGTAAAATTTGAAGATACCAGTATTGGTATAAGTATCAATTCTACAAATGCTTACTATATAAAAAGGAAAATCAAAGAGAAAATCGAAAGTTCTAATAAGGTTATATGCATTATTGGAGAAAACACTCATAGCTCCGAATGGGTGAATTGGGAATTAGTAACTGCTCACAACTTAAACAAACCTATTGTCGCAATAAAGATTGATAAAAGTTACAAATCGCCTATAGAAGTTTATGGAAAGAATGTACATTGGGCATATTCTTTTAGTTACGAAGCTATCAAAAAAGCACTTCTCGAAGTTTAATCGGGAAGTACTTCATACGTTTTTTCAAAAATATCGGGTTTTACAGGATATTTTTCACCATTAACTCCTGTTATAATCCAATCGCCTTTTTCAGCTTTCATTCTACCTTCTAAAGTTTCAATATAGGTAGTTCTATCTGCTTTTTCTGCATTAACTATAACTGGTTTTTTTCTAACCTTTACTTTAGGAGACATATTATCACCTACTTTTTTATTTTATTATATCACATTTAATACTAAGGACTAAATCACGGGTAGCCCGCCTACCCTTATTATTTTTTGCCAATTTTGAGGAGGGAGCACATGAAAGTAGCAATTTATACCAGAGTAAGTACACTTGAACAAAAAGAAAAAGGACACTCTATTGAAGAACAAGAAAGAAAATTAAGAGCTTACAGCGACATAAACGACTGGAAGATTCATAAAGTATATACTGACGCAGGATACTCCGGAGCTAAAAAAGACAGACCCGCTTTACAAGAAATGTTGAATGAAATAGATAATTTTGATTTGATCTTAGTCTATAAACTAGATCGATTAACTCGAAGTGTTAAAGACTTACTAGAGATACTAGAATTGTTTGAGAATAAAAACGTGTCGTTTAGGAGCGCAACAGAAGTATATGACACAACTTCTGCTATGGGACGTTTGTTCGTAACATTAGTAGGTGCTATGGCAGAGTGGGAGCGTACAACAATTCAAGAGCGTACTGCAATGGGTAGACGTGCATCGGCTAGAAAAGGATTAGCTAAAACCGTCCCCCCTTTCTATTACGACAGAGTAAATGATAAATTTGTACCTAATGAATATAAAAAGGTATTACGATTTGCAGTAGAAGAAGCGAAAAAAGGTACTAGTTTAAGAGAAATAACTATGAAGTTGAACAACTCTAAATACAAAGCACCCTTAGGTAAAAACTGGCACAGATCAGTTATACGTAGTGCTCTTATAAGTCCGGTAGCTAGAGGTCATCTTGTTTTCGGTGATATATTCGTCGAAAATACCCACGAGGCTATTATAAGTGAAGAAGAGTATAAAGAAATAAAACAAAGGATAAGTGAAAAAACTAACTCTACAATCGTAAAACATAATGCCATTTTCAGAAGCAAACTATTATGTCCTAACTGTAACCAAAAATTAACTTTAAACACAGTCAAGCATACACCTAAAAATAAAGAAGTTTGGTATTCTAAATTATACTTTTGTGTTAATTGTAAAAATACCAAAAACAAAAATGCATGTAACATAGACGAACGCGAGGTCTTGAAACAATTTTACAATTATCTAAAACAATTTGATTTGACATCATATAAAACCAAAAACCAACCTAAAGAAACTGAAGATGTCGGCATCGATATTGAAAAGTTGAGAAAAGAACGCGCTAGATGTCAAACACTTTTTATAGAGGGTATGATGAATAAAGATGAAGCCTTTCCAATAATAAGTCGTATTGACCAAGAAATACGTGACTATGAAAATCGTAAGAGTGATAATAAAAGTAAAAGTTTTGATTATGAGAAGATTAAAAATTTCAAGTATTCATTGCTAAACGGTTGGGAATTAATGGAAGATGAGTTGAAAACCGAATTCATAAAGATGGCAATCAAAAATATTCATTTTGAATATGTAAGAGGAATTAAAGGGAAGCGCCAGAACTCATTGAGGATTACAGGTATAGAGTTTTATTAATTGGAAGTTCGGAATAACTATCCTGATACCTGATACACACTTCCAATAAAAATTAACCACACTCCTAAATTAATAGGTGGTGTGGTTTTGTTGGTTGTGTGGGGATAAAAATAACCGCATCAGTTAAGATGCGGTTATCTAGCAAGGGCCACGTATTTATAAATACGTTTAGAATCTCTTCGGCAACTTTGCTATAGACAGTCTATGCTGTTACTAAATTATACCACCACACAAACCTACTCCCATTCAGGAACACAGAGCTTTGTCGCTCGTCAGCAACGTCATATGAATTCTCAGTTCATGTAGTGATGACACTTTAAACGGTCTGTGCCAGTAGCGACCGAGTCATTTCAAGAATGACCATTTCACATTTATATTATAACATAAAAACCACCCAGCAACTAGTATGGGTGGTTTAAATATGCAGTCAGCTTCTTACTGCTTTACGCTAGTAAGTCCTCTGCATAGCCGGATTGGCTACCGGAAATGTGGTTTTAAGCCAGATTGGTTACTGGTAATGTAATTACATTATAACATAAAAAAATAGGCAAGCACCGAAGTACCTGCCAAATGATGTGGTGGATATTAATTATAACATATTAACTAATAGTGCCCCAAAGTTCCCCAACTATTTGATTGGGAGGCGGTGTTCCGTCCCATGAACGAATAGGAATATAGTAGAAATTTCCTTGCCATTCGTATTCAAGCCATACGTGGTTATCTTGGAGTAACACGCTAGTATAATCACAATACCCACCAGGTTGGAACTGATAACCCACTGGACATGATAAGAATGGCCCCACTTTTCTTACTGTGATTGGTTGATTGCCGTTTGTGAATCTAGCACTTTCTTCCATGTAGTAAGTACCATATTTATTACGTTTCCATGCACTCGCAACTGGTTTAACTGTATTACTTGAAGCGCTTGACTCGTTTGAGACAGTGGCAACCGGTATTTTACCATCCATGTACGCCCTAATCTGCTTGATAAAGTAGTCTTTAAGCTGTAGTCGTTTATCTTCTGGTAATAAACCACGCGTTACTGGGTCAAAACCAGTATGCAATACTGAGCTTCTGTGCGGGCATGACGTTGAAGTAAATTCATTGTGTAATCGGATTGTGTTCCTGTTTGCTGGTAACCCCCATTTTTTCAACAATCTAGCGCACTCTTGGAAAGTTGCCTGTTCATTTTTTAAGAACGTCGAGTTATCTGCACCCATTGATTGACACACTTCAATACCGTAATAATGTTTATTTCCTTCTTGGTTAGCTGTATGCCAACCTACTTGAGATTCATCTAAGGCTTGCCATACTGTGTTACCCGAGACATAACTATGTGCAATACCTGATTCAAGCCTTGATAAAGGTGCGTTAACTAATCCGTTTCGATACGCTTCTGCTGTTGCCCCTTTGCTTCCTGCGTCGTTGTGTATAACTACGTTTGTTTTGTTAGGTCGTTAATCTAACTCTAGGTTTATCCCTAGCACTCTCATTACAAGACGTGACCAGACTATATGTTTCTATCTACATGAGATAGTTCTTCTTTCGAGTTCACTTGAACCCTACGAGGACGCAATCCTCTAGTCGTTGAACATTCTCCTTGTACTAAGAAGTATTTAGGAGTAGTGCTGCTAAACAAACCAATCCTTAAACTTGTTAAACCTTCACAAAGTCTTTTCAGCTTTATTGTGGTATTAAGGCTCTAAGGTTCTTCAAAGCAATTTATGTTTTTAGTACATATACATCGCTATATATGCAGCGCTTAAATGAATTCCCATTTATATTTATAACAGTGATTTCTTTTACCACGTATTGCGTCGCTAATATGATTACCATATCCCTGTCTTTTTGCTTCAGCAATAGATGGAAAATAAACTTCTTCTCCAGTAATTATATGAGTTCCTTTGATTTTCTTACTTCTTTTACCATTTGTAGATTTTTTAATAGATCTTTCGATTCTAGTTCCATAATTATTATTTTCTTTAGAAGTTATATATTCTAGGTTTTCTAGACGATTATCACTTTTATCTTCGTTTTTATGATTAACTTCATAACCTAACTTCTTCTCTCCGACAAATGCTTCCATAACCAAATTGTGAACGTATCTTGATTTTCTTATGCTATTTTTATTTAAAGTGACTTGAAAATAATCAAATGCTACTTTATTTGGTTTTAAAATCACAGTCGGGTAAGTTCTTGTCACAGAGCCTCCATGTTTAACAACTCTTTTTAAGGACTTAACTCTGCCCATATTCGAAACCATATAATAACCTTCGTAATTTATAACATCTTTCCAAATCTCTGTCATATCAGCACCCCTATATCATTATAAAGGTACTATATCATATTTATGAAAAATTCACTATTATTTACGCCTTTAGGGTTACTACCACGCTTAGGTAGGTCGTAACCTTTAACTACATCTTTGATGATTTTAAGTTCTACCGCTTTAGGTTGTGGCTTAGCTGTTTCCTTTTTAGGTGCTTGTGTAGGAGATTGTACTGATCGTGGAGCTGTTTCGCTTTTGAAGTTCGGACGGATAAACCACATAGGAAAGTCGTAAGCGTGTTGGCGTCTTGTAACTTTTTCCCAACCAGAGCCAGGTTGTTGTACACCGTCTGTCCAGCCACCGCCGAGCCAATTCTGCTCATATACAATGATATAATCTAAAGTTGCTTCAATTACCCATGCTACGTGACCATATCCAGCACCGTAGTTGCTACCGAACACAACCATGTCGCCAGGTTGCGCTAAGAAGTCTGGTGTATTTTGGTATACAGTAGCTAGTCCGTTAAAATTATTAGCACTTGGGATGTCTTTGGCACCTACACCTTTTAAGTTGTAGCCAAATAAGACTTGCCAACCTGCATTGGCATAGTCAAAGCATTGAAATCCATACCAAAGGTCGATATTAAATTGTTTTCCCTCAGATGTTTTCAACCACTCTATAAACTCTTTTTTAGTTAATTTTGCTTGCATTGTCGCCACCTCCATGATGATACTCGTTCACATCAAAGCCAACATCGTTAGAGTCGTCTGTGAAAGGTTGTGATGTATCATATTCTTTTGGTGCTTTCGTGCTTAATTCCGGTGTTAAGCTAGCATCTTGTGAAGTTTTCCAAGTGACTTGTTGTTCTTCTTTGCTACTATCTCTAGGCGCTTGATATGTCTGTGCTATAGATGAATCAGCAACACCTTTTGACGTTGGGTCAGTAATAACGCCAATACCTGTAAGTAACGTGAGGATAGCGCCTATAATCGCGCTAGCTTGATTTAATTGAGTTGATAAATCCAATCCGAATAAATCTGTAACTTGCTTGATAAATAACAACAATGCACCAATCAATCCCGCCAATACTGCTTTATTTTTAAATCTCAATTTCCAGTTAATATCCATCTGTTTGCTCCTTTTATCCAAAATAAAAAGCCAACCTCGAAAGGTTAGCTTTAAATTAATGTGTTTGCGTATGGTATTTCTGTTGTTCTGTAATTCAGTTTGAATTGCCATTCATAACCCGCTTCAATTGTTTCTTCTTTAAATTGTTGGTTATAAATCTTGCCCATGTCTGCGTTGCGGTGTTCTATCCATGTATCGCCTTTTATCGCATTGTCGTTAATTCTGTTTGTTTTGATAATGTTTTCAAATTCAAAAGCCGTAATAACATCATTAGTATCATTACTTAATACATACGATTTAGCTTGCAGTTTTTCGGGCATCTTTTCAATTCTGTACGTTCCGCTTATATCTGGTTTATATGTGTTATTCAATGACGATTTGATTTTGTTAACGTTTTTAGTGAAATATGGCACCATGCCAGCGTATGCTGTTTTGACATATGTGTTTTTTAAAAACTTAACACTTCCATATACAGAAATTGCACCATTTTTAATTGAGTGGCTTGTAATGATATTTAATAAATCGTTGTTATCCACTCTACCGTTAACGTTTTGAACTAAACTAACATTTTTGATATCTGTATAAACTCTATCAGTGATAAACGGCAATTCTTTGTTGTCTCCTAACAACTTAGCCTCTTTGTTTTTAAAAGCTGTCGCTATTCCGTTATGTTCTGGCACAAATTGCTCTCCAGTTGAATTGTTAGCGTCTCTAATTTGCATTGCGATGTCTTTGTTAGAATAGCTATAAAGTGATTGCGTGACATTTGTTACAACCGGAACTAATTTAAACACGTTGATTGTACCTTTAACATCTTGTGGACGCGCACCACCGAAATATAGCCAACCTCTAGGAGATGAAACTGGATAGCTAGGGTCTTGACCTTTGTATACTAATTTCAGTGTATGCTTTTTATAATCTAAGTTATCGAAAAGTAGTTGCTCATTATCAACTTTATTGACACTGCTATACGTAGAAATCGTTTTTCTCTGTTCGTTAATTGTTCCCTCATCAAGTATCGCTTCCCAAATACCGCCAACGTTATTGCAATAAGATGTGAAATTGATTTTATCCGCAATAACTGTTCCTTTGAGTGTTGCACCTACAGTAGTTGCATAGTAGTTGGGTGCATAAGAAGTATTGAACATACTACTATCAACCATTTCTAAATTTTGGTACCCGATCGATTTGTTTTCGTTAGTGTAGTCTCCTATTTCTGTCTCTCTAAAAATGATATAGTCATCTTTCTGGTTTTTATTGAACCAAACTCTTAAAGCCCGACTACTACTTATTGGTTGCACTACATGGAATGTTTGAGATGGTGCATGTACGATACTAACTGTCATATCTCCTTTAGTTGTAGATAACTTGTTAACCTCTTCAACAAAATTTGGTTGTAAGGGTAAATTAACAATGTCTTTCAAGCTAGAGAAGTTGCCAATTGCGTCAGTTAAATCAGCACTGGTTCCCGGAATGCCTTGAGCACCTCGTTCACCCGCTTCTCCTTTTTCTCCACGTTCGCCACGCTCGCCCTTAAACTTGTCTGCATTGTCAGCGATGTATTGCTTAGCAGTTGTGTTTAAAGTTTCTTTGAAGTCGTCTCCTAGTAACTCGCTAGCGCTTGTACGGATAATTCTTTTTACAGTGTCCTCAACTAATGTGATAGACACCTCTTTTTGCACTGCGTCGTCTATACCACTATCGATAATGTAGAAATGGAAGTTTGCAACGTGTATTCTTTCGTGGTCATTCTCTAAAAACAACTTACAACGCACCATACCGACGTGTTTAATAACGTTTTTGGGTATCTTGTAGGTAAGGAACCCTTTTACATTATCGTCGGTTAAAACGGGCTCATTTTTGAATATAGAACCGTCTTCCGTGAATAGATGTAACTTAGGTGTCAAATTACTTTCTTTGAAGTTGACTCTGCCTTTTTCGTCGTTGATTCCGATTCTGACATAAGCTGTGTTTTCGTCTTCTGTATAGAAGCGACAACCGATGTCGCCGATATCAACAGTTTTGTTATTTATTCGCGTTTCAATGTCTTTTATTTTGTACATTTACACACCTCTTTATTTATATTTATCTCTTGTGAAGTAGATACCTTTTAAGCCGATTTGTTTATATAGCTTAGCGATTGTACTTGCTTGATGTTGGCACCACTCTATAGCAGTAGCGTATTGGTGTGTAGCTGGATTCTTAGGATTCCATCTAATTCGGTACAATGTATTTTGCCCTTTGTTGATGTAATCCTTTCTTACGAAGCTAGCACCGCCCATGATTGCTTTTGCTGGAGATGTCCAACCTTTATTCTTAGCAAATTTCATTGCATAATCAGGGTCGTTGTCGAATGCACCAATACCGAAGTAATTATATGCACCGTATCTACCACTAGCGAAGTTACTTGTTCCGTATCCACTTTCTAAGAAAGCGTGCGCGATCAAATAAATTTCGTTAATGTTGTTTTTCTTACAAGCTTCCGCGAATGCTTTGCCTTGTCCGTCGAGCGTTCCTTTTCCTTTGAGTATCTTATTAAGCGCACTAACTGAAACGCCTTGATACTTTCCTAAATTAAGCATTTGGTAGCATTGTGTGTTACTTTCCCATATTCGCTTAACATTCATTGCTGAGCTCGTTTGTGCTCGTGTAGCGTTAGCCCAGCCCCATGTATGAGATTTTTTCGGGTTACCCCTAGACATTTGTCTATCCAGTGCTTGCTGGAATGTGAATGGACTTGTTTCAGTAACGATGCTTGGTTTTTCGTCTGACGGAGTGGGTCCTCTTTTGGATGCGCTGTCAACTGATGTTTTATCGCTAATTCGTATCGTCGTTTTTGTCGTTACTTCTTTAATGTTTTCTCGCGTCAATATATCTCGTTTAATGTATGTCTCGAGCATTTTCTTTTTAACTTGCTCATACCTTGCGTTATCTGGTATACCTTGCTTAATCAAGTCGTAATTAATTAAATCTTTCATACTACGCCAAATATTAGGGTCTACCTTTAACGTCGTTTCAGATAATTCTTTATCTGTTCCTGACAACAACCATACACCACGTATTAACGCTTGTATTTGATTCATTAGGAATTGGCGTTTACTGTCTGTTTGACCACCACACACTTCAATGACTAGCCAATTAGGGTGACGCGGGTCATCAAAATTGGTTGGTCTAGCAAGCCATGTAGCCTCTCTATCGACATATAAATGCGGTATTTCATAATCGCTTATAAATTTATTCCTTTGTGTATATAATTCATCAACAGAACGCATGTGTGTTGATTCCTTAATGTATAAACCTTGAATGTCTGAGCGTTCATCTCCCCAAACAACTATATGGTCTATAAAGTGCTCTTCTTTATCTAAAACATTGCTGTAAGCAGTGTATTTAACTGTTTTAACTTCTTTGAATTGTGGTTTCTTCGCTTCTCCAGTAATTGTTGAGTCATCGGCTTTTGATGCTGAACTTGTATCAGTATTGCTAGGTTTACTAGTATCTTTTGAGTATGGAGGTCTGACAAAGCCTGTAACACTTGCATATCCGTGTCTAATTAATGCGCCAGGCGAACCCGTCCAACTATTAGAGTTAACCCAGTTTTGGTCAACACTATAGAAATAACTTTTATTAGATGGCCCTACTACTATTGCAGTGTGTCCGTCCGAACCTATTCCGTTGCCAGGGTGCCAAACTGCCATGTCTCCGGGCTCTGGTACAAATCCAGATGTATAACGATAGAATCGGAAACCCTTAGGATATCTATAATTAGCCATATCCTTAGCATTGCCCCAAGTTACAAACCCCCAATACCTTTTAAAAATAAAGTTTGGTGTATCCCAACATTGGCTACCTCTATAACCGTCAATATTAATCCTTTTGCCTATATTAGACTTTGCCCATTCAGCTACTTCACTAGCAGTAGGTTTTCGAGTCTTTGGATTAGGTAATCCCATGTATGCACCTCATTTCAATCAAAATAAAAAGCCAGTGCCGAAGCACTGACTCTTAACTGTTATTTACATTTACCAAACCAGAAGCATGACCAAAAACTATAACCTAATAATCCTTTTAGCATAGTTAACACCTCCTTTAAATACCAAAAACAGTTCTTAAAATCGCGATGATTAATGAACCTAAAATAGTACCTATAAGCCCCATAACCCACGTTTTTAAATCTTTGATATTTTTAGCGTTCTTTTCTTTCATTTCTTTGTCTAATTCTCTTTCTCGCTTCATCTCATCGAGCGTTCTATCTAGTTTATCGCTTACTTTTTCTTGAGCTTTTTGACCATGTTCAATTTTATCTAACTTCTCAAACATCGTTTTGTCATTATCTTCAAGTCTTTGTATACGCCAATTTTGCTCATAAAAGCGTTTGTTAAAAAGCCCAAACATTCATACACCCACTTTATTCAAATTTAAAAGCCACAAGTATTACACTTGTGACTCACTTGTTTTTGCCTCTGGATATTTTTCTCCAGTGATCAATGCATATTCTTCTTTGTCGATTACACCCATGTCTACATACCACTTAATTTGCTCGTTTTTGTAGCAACCCCACACATAAAAAGTTTTAATGTCTTTAAAAGTCGGATAAATCATCTTAATTTTTTCCATTTAAACGTCCCCCTCTGTATTTACTTTACCGCTTTTTAATTCAGTCAACTGCTGAGTTAGCATAGCGTTTTGTTGTGTTAACTTCATTGTTAACATGTTTACTTGTGTCATCTGCATTTGCATACTAGCTACCATTCGGCGGAGTTCTTCATCGCTCAAATCTGATGCATTTTGTTGACTAGGTGTATTTGAAGTTTCTTCTTTTTCAAAGTTGTTGTTATATTTAACTTCACCATTGGTAAATACAAACTTTCTAGGTTCGAAATCTTCTTTAAATTTGATAGGCACATTGTTATCGTCTACATCTAAACTATTGCGTAAACCGCCAGTATTAACGTATCCGATAACCTCATTTTTATCGTTTACTGTTATTTTCATTATTTCCACCCCATAATTTTGTTTATAGTGACTTTGTTTGCGTTAGCTCCGGAACCTGATGTTTTACCTAAATCAAAGTACACATCATTGTCAATTCTCAAGGTTGTGCCGCTCGTTTTAGTTAGTAAACATTCATAAATACCGCCACCGTTGCCATCTGTGTCAACTACATTCGCTTTACTTAACTGAATTGCATTAGGCAATGCGGTTAATCCGAAAGTTTCTATAATGCCACCAGGATAAGTACCGCTTATTAACAATACAGAATAGTTAGTATATGGCTCTGTTAGGTTGATTGTTGTTCCAACACCACTTGCAGCACCGTCAAATAAAACTGAGGTTTTGTGTTCGTTTGGAACTGTCCATTGCGAATCGAGTTTGCTATTTATAATAGATCTTGTGTAAACTCTTTTAGAATTCGAGGGAGTAAAGTTAAACAACTTATTTGTTTCATCTTTAACGAACACAGATAGATACCCCTCATAACTTTCAACGCCACTTGGTAAATCCGGCACTCTGGTTGCATAGTAATTACCTGCAGAAAGGTTTCCTAAATCGCCTTGCGCGTTATTTAAGTTAACTAGTATTGATTGACCGTTCACCTCTGTAATCTTATGTTGTTGCCAGCTCGTTGTTCCGAATTTATCATCTACATACTGCTTAGCTTGATTTAAAGCGTTGTTAGATGTTTCTTCAACAAATCGCTTAGTTAAATCGCCGTCATTCTTTTTATAGAATGGGTACCATGTGCCACCAATTTTATATTTTGTATATTCATCATTTGAATCATCTGGATACCATGTTGCACGTGCAGTACTATCATCAACAACATAGACAACTAACACGCCTGATTTACCTAAAGTGTTTGGTGCTACCGGAATATCTGAACCATCGTCAATACCATCTTCTTTAGGTGTGTCGACAGTGCCTATATCCTTGAATGAGGGCGCGTCTGTTGCGCTAGTGATATGAACAATCCTAGAGGTGTTAACTGCGCTTAAAACGCTATCTATGGACTGTTCAGACGATTCAATTGCTTTGCCATAATCATCAGTAATTTTAGACTTTTGCCAATTAACTGTTGAGTTGCCTTTGACGAGGTCAGCGCCATTAATTTGTTGCTCAACTTCATTGACACGCGCAAATATCGTTTGCTCCTTTTCAACTATTTTATTGAATTCAGCTGTAACAGCTTGTGTTGCACTAGTTTGCGTCGCAGTAATAGCTTGTATAGCTTCGTTTTGCTTGATTTCGATTTGTTGAATACCTTTTGTCGCACTATCATTCACTTTTGCTATTAACGTTTGTGTATCAGCCATATTTTGCTTTAATTGGTTAAAGTCTTTACCGACAGCTTCGATAGTATCTTGAATAGATTTGATATAAACAAGCTTTGTTATGCCATCAAATCCACTAACTAAATCATTTTCAATATTGAAGCTAAATTGACGTTCAACAACAACATTATTACTCCCGTTTTGTGTAAAGAATGCCTGAGCATGCACCTTACCCGAATGTTTTAAAAATTCATTCGGTATCACATACTGCAAACGCCCATTAATTGCATCTACTATCGTTAATTCGTCTGAAATATAAGCGCCTCTATCAACGTTATAATCATCGGTTTTTAACACGATGGAAGTTTTAACATGTTCAGAACTTATAGATAACGGTCTGTTATTCTTAGTTACTGAAAAATTTAAAACACCAGTTCCTCTATCTGATTCATAGAAACTGATGTTTGTATCAATAACAGGATTATATTGCGATGTTGTTTGTAACTCGATTAAGTTATCATCTTTCGAAAAATTATCTACTACCATTATGCAACCTCCTTACCTTCAAATAAACTCCACTTACTTGTGCCACCAGATCCGAAGTTTCTAAGTAAAAACTGATGAGCAGATGCAAAGTTATTACGTCTTAACACTTGTGTTGTGTTTCCTGGTGTATTCGATTTTACTTCTAACACCCAACCTGCAATTCCTTTATAGTCTTTCGGGAAGTCGGTAAAGCGTTTTGATTCTTCAGCCGTGATATAGAAGTCTAGGCCAACGATTTTCAAGTCGGATAGTTTTGTGATGCTCTTAGGTATATGTTCCCAATATCCAGCACTCTGCGGGTTAAAGTTCCATGAGCCGTTGTTTTTCTTGTTAAAGATGTCGATAACACGCTCAAATTTGAGCATATTTCTACCTGTGCTATTTCTAGTGAGTACTTGTCTTACCGCACCGTTATAATGTCCAGGTAATACATCAAAGAACCAACCTGCATCTCTAAATTCTTTAGGCAACGGGAAATCTAGTGCGTTCTTTGTGTCTTGAGAGTATAAGTAGTAATTACCAATTTCAGTAACATCGCTTAGATATGCTGGGTTTTGAACTGGCAGTGGTTTAACACGTCCACCTGAATCAGTCATCGATACTTGAGGTGCAATGTTTTTTAAGAATTGGTTTACACCTCTTTGACCAATTGAATAAATTGAGTGGTGTCTGTTATTACCTGGTCCAATAGTTACCCCGATTAAAAGCGCTTTACGCCCCGTTTCTAGATCGTAATACATGTCGAGACCCTCAGCTTCTTGGAAGTCTCCTTTAAAGTTATTATTCACACCGCCTATATCGATACGACGTTTAAACAATAATTCCTTTGTTTTGATGTCGAATCCTTGTAAGTAATTAGGATTAGCCGTATTCGAATCACCCGTGTACCAATACAAGACACCTGCATCATACGCAATACCTTGCATAGGTTGCGTTAATGAAGAATATTCCATTGGTATATCCATTTGATACAAAATTTTGTCTATACCTTTGTCGATATCGTCAGCACTTCTAACTTCAATGAAATTCAATGAATTCTTAGCTTGTTGTTCAGAAGCTTTATATTCACGTCTAAAAATCATTAAGTTTTCTACTGGATTATAAATTGCTGACGTATATCTATCATTAAATACATTTGGCATGACGTCTTGCATTTCATTGCCGTACGTTATCTCTCCAGTTCTATATTGGAAACGTACAAACTTGTTGTTTTTGTTACTGTCCAATACAGCTGAATAAATCCATAATTCTCCATTAATGTATCTATACGCATTGTGTGTACCGTGACCGCCATTTTTAACAAGCAATCTATCAATAAATTGTCCGTTGGGCTTCAATCTAGATAACATGTAATGATTGCCTGGACGCGCTTGTGTCATATAAATAATTTTTGTTTTAGGGTCTACCCAAAACGATTGCATCACTGCATTGGTATATGGGGATAAATCAGTAATAAATTCCGGTTCTTGCTCTTTTGGTTCGAATCGATATTCAGTTGCTCGATATTCTTTGTAGTGTTCATCTACAGCTTTCTCAACCTTTTTAGTGAAAGCATCTAGTGTTGAATAATCATGATACAAACGATCTTGTAAAGTTTTGTGACCATAACCAGTGTTATCAACACGTGCATCTGTTACTTCATTAATACCGTCGCCGTTATGACCGAGAATCATATTGCTAAAACGGCCATTTAGATATGTTAAATAATCTTCAACACTGTCATTCAAGTATTTAATTTGTTTCGCTGAGTGTGCGTATATTTCTTCTTTTTGATGATATATAAACATCTTTTCAAGTTTACTCATCCCATTATCAAGTAATCGATAGTTGTACTCATGCTGAGCAACTACTTTTTCGCCAGTGATAGAATGCAAACTTGTTATTAATCCGTAAGCCATTGGTTGCCTCCTTTAGTTGTAAAAACTGTAATAATCCTTGATTAACTCGTACATAATAACCTCGTGACCTTTTTCGTTAGGGTGTAAGCCGTCCTCCATGCTCGCTTTCCTAAAAGCTGGATTGTATGGCTTAAAGTAATCTGTGTGATATGCGTCAAACACTGGCACATCTAACTCACTACAAGCTAATATTTGAGCGTTTACATAGTCCTCAAGCGTTAACCCTAGTTTGTTTTTGTCCGTGTCTTTACGGCGTATCGTTGTACCACTCATAGGGCATTGCCTTGTAGCTGTCATCACTAGTATTTTTGAATCCGGATTATTCTTTCTAATAACTTCAATTGCAGAACAAAAGGCACCGTAAAACGTTTTAGTGTCCGTTTTATCAGTGCCTATCGGTACGCCTGCCCAATAATCATGCAACCAGTCATCATCTGTACCTTGTAATATGATTAGGTCGCCTCTTATTTGCTCTGCTTGCCTATAAATGCTGTTTTCTACCGCTTCTTTACCTATTGGAACTGTTGCCATTGTTGCGCCACCTCTTGCAAGGTTGGTCGTTTTAGCTTTTAACTTCTTGCCTAACATTTCTGTGAAATTAGTTTTCGCGTGCGACCCTCTAGCTACGGAATCGCCAATCGTTCCAATAGATTTGATATTTCTTATACTTGATTGACTCGTAAAGTCGTACATAATCGTGCCATTCGCAGTTGTAACTGTTTTAGTACTCATCTTGTCGACTTTTGCGTTTATTTTTTCATTCTGCTTAACTAATTCATTATTTATAGATAAACTAGCGTTAACTTTAGCATTTAGTTCTCTCAAATACTTAGCTGGGTCTGACTTAGTTGTTTTTACATTCTTAACATAGTTCGTAGCTTCATGGATAGCTTTTCTATATCTGTCACGCATTGTAAAGTCGCCTAATACTACGTCTTGTTTGATGATGTTGTTATATGCATCTCTATGTGTAGTAATCTCGACTATTCTTACTAAGTCGTTATAACCTATAGTTGGTTCAGCCACTCTTACGACATCGCCAATTCTAGGGTTAGCCTCTGGAAAATGCTCAGGCTGTGCTACGAAGTCCAAAGAAATAGAAGCAGTGACACTTTTCTTTATCACTAGCTCCATTGATTTTTTCAAAACATCTTCTTTTTTTATACGTCCATCTATTAACGGAGGCGCTTCCCTTTTACCAATCAGTTGTGCTAAAGGGTGTGTGAATTCGAATTGTAATCCGGCCTCTGTAAAAGTTTGCTGACCGTCAAAGTCGCCATAACCTCTTATATATGTGTAGCATTTAGAAGCATCTTCTTGAATTTTGACATTATCAGCATTTACACCTGATTTAATATAGTAATTTGCTACTTTAGATAATTCGTCATACAAGTGAAATGTTTTTGTTTTAGCATCGTACTCATATTCGAGATGATAACGTTCAAGTCCTTTTTTGAATATCTCAAGCCTTGTGTCTCCCTTACCTAATCCCTCGAACTTTGATGCGTCAACCTTAGTGTGCAATACGTGCTTATAACCAGTACCTTTAAATACAGTGTTAAAAAACTCTACGCCTGTGAAACTTTCGTTATATTCTTGGTAAATCCTAGAATTGTTTAGATCATCTAATTCTTTTTGTCTCGCTTTGATACTAAGTTTGATTTTGTTTCCAATCGTTGATTTATCAAGCATTACTATCACATATTCATTGAGGTCATCTTCCCCCTTTACGTTTGTGATAGTCCACATCTTTGTAATAGCGCCGATTGCGTCGAAAGTGCTGGCATTTTCTATCATATCAATGTCTAACGTGCTATCTTCATTCAATTTTTCGTTTAATTTTGTATTAACATGAATCGCATGACCGACGCCTTGCAAACTTTTTAATAATACCGGCATATGCTACTCCTTATCTGTAATATAATTTGTGTCTAAAGACTATCTTTTTCATAAGTCTGTTGGCTTTAAAATGATTCCAACCGGGATACAACACCGGTTGTTCTAACGTCTTGTTGTATAGATCGATATTTAAATTGCCTCTATATGTGTGCTTGTTATCAAAAATGATTTTATCGCCTGCTTTTAAATCGACACCTTTAATTACTGAGATGTTTCCTTTATCCATATAGAAAGTGAAACCGTCTTTATCATCAGCTTTAACATCTTCGGCTAATTCAATTTCAACTACATTGAATTGGTTGAACTGTGTTAATGCTACATCTCCGTTGTAATAAACATCTCCAGAACTCGTATTATAGAATGTCATTTGTCTACTTCTATCATTTTCATTTAGTGCTATTCTGTCCGGAACTGACCATTTTTCTAAATCGTTATCACTTTCCAAATCAGTGCTATAGCCAATACTTTCAAAGAACGGCAATTCTGTCGTCTCAAAGGTCAACGTGATTTCTCCTGATGTCTTAGTTGTGTCAAAAGACACTTCGCTAACTAATCCAACGAATAGTTGTCTACCGTCAACATAATCTAATTCAAATTCTTGTTCTAATGGCTCGAACATATTTTCAAATTTGATAGTGTTATCCAGCGTTGCCAATTCTCTTAGGTAAAAGCGACCATAAAACAATGTTTGAATGTCTGATTTAAGATGTGAGGCATAAGCAATTTTAGGTACTTCATACCTCAATCTTAATTCAACTTTTTTATATTCTTCTTTAGCGTAATTGTGGAAACGTCCATCAACACCATCTAAAGGCGAATAATTCCTTTTGTAACCCGAACCGATAACATTGTAATCAAGCACTCTTAAGTGTTTGTAAGTGTGAGGATTGTCACTGACTCGGTACTTCACACCATTTTTAATAATTTCTACATCATGGACTATCAATAAACAAACCTCCCTTACATTAAGTTGAAACTACCATCTTTTGCATCCATATCGTCAATGTGAGATTTAATCATGTTTAGATCACCCTCGTTTCTAACAGTTATATTAACGATAGGCCTGTTATTTTCTTTCATGCTATGTTGCACATCGTTTGTCATATGACCGTCAACGCTTGGTGTTAAACTGTCGTTGAATCCATCTGTCAGCGTTGAACCTAACTCGCTAGTGAACGTTTTACCGAAGCTAGTAGCCATTACTTTAGCTTGTGATACCGCTAAACCTTTACCTAAACCACTACCTCCACCGTGACCACTCACGAATGAAGTGACTGAATCCCAAGCTGATGAAATCGCATCGCCTACCGCACTTACTACTTTGTGCGCGGCGTTAGCTACACCCTCAGCTACTTTGCCTATTAATTCCGCTCCGGCATTTAAAAAATCACTGAAAAAGCTTTTAATCTTATCAAGCGCGTTTTTCATGCCGTCGCCTACATTTGAGACAACTCTTTTAAATCCATCAGCTACTTTACTAGCAAAACTTGTAACTGTGTTCCAAATATTAGAAACCCATTCGGAACCTTTTGTGATAATAAAGTTTAGTGCTTGCCCCATTTTTTCAGCTACACTCGAAGCCACTCGACTGAACCAACTTGTAACAGTGTTCCAAATACTGCTAACAAAATTAGTGATTGTACTCCATATCTGTGACCAACTTGTACCAAACATAGAAAGTGTTCGATTCATTACGCCAGTTAAAAAGCCGATAATTGACTCCCAAACTGATTGCATGTATTGCCAAATCGTATCAAGCACATTGGTAATCGTAGTTTTAATTGTCTCCCAAGCACCTGAGAAGTCGCCAGTAAGCAACTGAATTAAAGCAGTGAATAAACCTACTATGATTTGGACTGCTACGGATATCACTGTTCCTATGGCTTGGAACGCAATTGTAATTAACGTCCACAAACCTTGTATGATATTCATAACATTTGTAATAATGCCTATTACCAAAACACCTAAGACTTGCATGAATATTTGTCCTAATACTTGCAATAAAGGCATTATCGGTTGTAATGTTGATTGGATTTTGCCCCACAATTCAGTTAACCAGCCAACTACACCTTGAATCGCACCAGAAACCGCCGTTTTAACACCATTCCATGCTTCAGTAATAGTGTTTCTGAAATTCTCGTTTGTTTTCCATAAATAAACTAGGACACCAATGAATGCGCCAATTACTGCAATTACCGCTAAAATAGGTGCTGAAATCGTTCCAAAAACACCTGTTAATGCTTCCAAAGCTCCAGTAACTAAACTTGATGTTCTAACGAATTCTAAAATCTTTTCGACGACACTGAATAAGCTCAAACCAAACACATTTGTAAGCACACTACTTATAGCAACAACTGGAGCCATTAAAGCCCAAAATGCACCGCCTAAAATACCCATAACACCAATAATCTGTGCTACTGCTGGATGTGTTTCAAACAACTTAGCAATAAAACCAGCTAAATTAGTGATGAAATCTAACAACTTACTAGCTATAGGAGCCATTGCAGTACCAAAAGCAACTAATGCTTTTACGATATTACCGATTAACTGCATAATAGTAGGACCATTCTCTTGAACATAACTTATAAAATCTTTGAACCCTTGAGATTGTCCAACTTGTTCAGACCACGTTCTAAATTGAGAAGTTAATTTAACCAACCAATCAAAAATGTTAGAACTGTTTTGTGCGAATGCAATCATTAAGTTACCAATACCAGCGAAAACATTTCCAAATATCTGGCCAATCTTAGGTAAGTTGGTTGTAGTGTAGTCAATAAAAGCTTTAATAGCATTCTGACCAGCTATACTATTAGCCCAATTTTGGAAAGCTATGGACATGTTCTGTAATCCTTGAGACATAAATTTGAATAATGGCATTAGTTGAGTGAATATGTTAACTAGTCCATCGCCAAATCGTCCTGCGGCGTTCAATAAATCTCCGAATATTGCACCACCTACGCTATTTAATGCTTCAAATGCTTTCTTAGCTGTTTCAGAATGTTTAACCCAATCTTCAAACTTACGTGCGTTTGCTTCAACCAGCATAGATACTTCGGATAAGAAAGGTTTTAATTGAGACATCGCACTTGTAACGCCTCTGATACCTGCTGACATCGCATTGAAGATACTTGCTTGATTCTCTTTTACAATGCCTTGCCATGTAGTTTTTAACTGATCGCTCGCATTTCTAAAGTTTTGAACTTCTTTTGTTACTGCCAATGTGCCGTCTTTTACCATTTTTAGTGCAGTAACAGCCATTGCACCAAAACCAACCGCTCCAACACCTGCTACAGAGAATGCACCAGCTAAACCAATGACGCCACCACCTAATACACCAACGGCATTAAGTACTGCCATGATAGCCGGAACTAATCCAGCAATTACCGGTATTAACGCTTGTATACTAGCAATCATTAAACCTTTGACTTGTTGTGCAAAGATAGTACCGAAAGTTCTAATATTTGATGCGATACCATCCATTGTTGATTGATACTGATCTAACGCTCTTTTACCAGCAGTCAATGCTACTTCCATTTTTGTCATTCCAGTTGTATCAAAATCTAATTTAACAGTATGTTTGCGCCAACCGGCTAACATCGCTTTAGAAGTTGCAACGTTTCTTTTTAATCCGCTTGCGTCGCCGTCAATTTCAACTTTTTTACGTCTGATATTTGATAATTCTGCTTTAACAAACGATATGACTTGTTTTACTTTGCTAGCATCTGCATCGATATTAACTTTATGTTCTCGCCAACGTTGAGCCATCGATTTAGCTCGCGTTAGTTCTCTTTGGTAGTCTCTTATGTTTGCTGTAACTTCAGTCTTGATTTCGTCCGGTATATCAGTCTTAGCCATACGTTGCGCAGTTCTCATATTCCTTTTAAAATCACTGATTATAGCTGTAACACGAGCTAGAAAATTCTTTTCCATGCCTAACCTCCTTTATGACTTGTTTTTAAGCTGTTAAGGAACTTGCGAGTCCCTTGTTTTTGTATTTCTCTTTTACGTTTGTTTTTAGCTAGCTCACGCTGTTTCATTTTTTCATACTCGTCTTCTTGACCACGAATAATGTAATGTTCTCTTTCGTTCTGCCTAACAAAACGTTTTAGTGATTTACCAGCTTGAGCAACCGCATTATATTGAGCGCCGTACAACGCAATGTCCCTTTGGTCAATCAATGCTTGCCTAGCGCCAATAATCCAGTCATTCCATTCGGCAGGTAGCATGCTCATTAGCTCGTCATTACTCATATAACCTATGTAACGACTTGTCATCTGCCTTATTTCCGAATAGTCTAATAAGGTGCTACGGTCATGATTTCTTTGTAGTTGTTCTTCATCATCTCGATACCAGCTTTCGCGCCCTCTTTCTCGTCTTCTTTTGCTAACGATGGCGCTTGGTTCATCTGTGTCCAGAATAGACGTGATTTCTGCTTGAAAAAACCGCTATTATTCATTACGTCCAACGCACCTTGTAAAAGATTTAACGTGTCGTTTTCTCTTTCGATGATTTCCATAATTTCCGCTTCAATATCTTCCCTTTTAGGTGCACTTTTACCTAGATAAGCTGTTGCACATTCCCAAAAGTCTACAATTGCCACTGTGTCACGTTCTAATAAAGCGTTGTAAACATTAGTAAATCCTGAAATCGTTTGTTTTCTACCCTTGTTATCTTCTTGTTCAGTTGCAAACTTTTTAGCGGTTTTGTCGAACATAAATGTTGCTTTTGCTTTCACTTCTTCATTGTTAATCGTTAATGATGTAATTGGATTAAAAGTTGTTTCAGTCATATTAAATACCTCGTTTATCGTTATTTTGTACAAAAAAATAGAGGGCTTATGCCCTCGTTAATTACATACTTAAATCGCTACTGCCAGCAGTTATTTTTTTAGTTCGGTTTTCATAACTATCCTCGTAAGCGTTCATGTCTTCGAATTCAACAACTGGAGCCAATGCGCTAGGGTTAAGCCATTCTTTTGGTAAATCGTTAATTGTACCGTCTGCACTATTGAACTTAACTTTTGCTGTGATTTCGATTTTGTTATCTTCATCATCAAATGACCATTCGTGCTCTTCGATAACTACATATGCGAATACACCGTGATGTTTGCCTTCGCGTTTTTTAGTCTCCCAAATCCAAACACGTAACTGTTTGAATTGTTTAACTGATTCTTTTAATGCTAATTGACCTTTATCTCCCGGAACGACATCAAGCGTCAACTTGATTTCTTCTTCGACAGAGTTACGGCTATAATCTTTCTTACCGCCTTGAATGATTTCAGCAAGGTCATTACTGATAGTGTGCCCACCCTCTGCTAAACTACCTAAAAGCGTTGCTTCTTCGATAGTTAGTTTCTTAGCTAAATCTTTATCAGCGATTTGGAGAGCGACAATATATTTATCCTGCGCCATTCGTTACACTCCTTTGTAATGTGTTATGTCTGTATTTAAAAACAAGCCGAATGATACCGTGTTTAGTGTACCGATCTATGTCAGTAATCACTTCTTGTGTATCGATTCGACTTTTAATGAATGAATAATAATCAATTTCTATTTCGTTATTTAAAACGAAGCCTAAAAATTGAATTATTTGTGATGCCTCATCTCTATTACGTGCTTGACTATAAACATGCAACGTGATGCCGACATCTTCGACCATGCTCGTGGTCGTTTCTTTGTTAGTGACGTTTGTTTCACCCACAACGATATATGGGTAAACAGCGTCTTTCTGAACGCAATCAAAAACCCTACCATCCAATTGTTTTTGGATAATAGAGTTACTTTTTAATTTGTTATATACTTTGTTAAATAAGTACCGTTCAACTGATACCCACATATCTTAACCACCTCATGAAAAATACTTATTAAAGAATGCTCGTCCAGCGTCTATTGCCGGTTCCCAAAAAGGTTGAGCATGTTGCCCTTTAGTAGTGTGCCACTTACCGTTCGCATCTTTGTATGACCACGGTATATTTTTTGCTCTACTACCTCCAGCACCTGTTGCATATATACCAGTACCATAATTGACATATATTGCGTATTCACTACCAATATTAATAACACCAGTGAAACCGCCGTCTTTAAAGTCCATTGTTACACTTTCCCTAAGATAGCCGGTATCAACTGGCATTAATGAAATGATTGTATTGTGAATCTTAGCAGTTGTCTTTGCTATACCTCGTTTGACCCATCGCTCCATGTCTCGCTCGTAATTTTCCAACTCTTTTACTAAGTCCCAATTACCATACTTAACCTTTGCCAATAGGTCGCACCCTTAATCTAGTTAAATTGATTTCGTGTTGTCCGCCTTGGTCGACCGGTTCGCCTACAACTTCGTACGTTTTACCCTCGTAATTAAATAAAGTTTTGTTTGTTATTGGTATGTGGTACGGCGTATATAAGTTACGGTCGAAGTCTTTGCTCATTTGATGAAATTTGAGCGTCTCACTTGATGTAGGTGTGTCCATAAACCCTTTAATTGTTTCGTTACTTTTAAAACGCTCATATTCTTTGGGGTGTGTTCCTACAACTTCAACCTCTCCAATTTCAATTGTGTGCGGAAACTCATCAAATGGATTAAACATATCGCTTACCCCAACTTAATTTACGATAAGGCATTAGATAAGCGTAAGCACTACTAGGTATGTCAGTTACATAGGTATAACTCACAGTGCCCATCGTGCGGGCTGAGATATTGCCAGTTGTACCAAACTTGATACATTCAGCAATAAACTTCTTAACGCCCGACGGCACTTCTTTGTCATCAAATTTCTGATTACAATAATCTTCTGCAACACTTTTATATTCTTCAATAAGATATTCGATCTGCTCATCGTTAGACGAATCATTGAGTGAAAGTCCATTAATCATTTTGACGTCTTTTGCGTCCATTACTTAACACCCTCTATAGCTTTGATAAGCTCATCTTTTTTCATATCGCTATAACCTTTAATTTCACGCTTTTTAGCAAGTTCTTTTAATTCTGCTACTTTCATATCAGATAAACTTTTTTGCTCGTCAGCGCTCGCCTCAGACTGTTCTAATTGCTTGTCCTCAACAAGTTTGATAGCGATTAAATTACGGCGGTTGTTTGTTGTAGATAATTCAGTGAATCGTTCTTCTGATACTTCCAATCCATCACGTGGGTAAATGTCTCCCACTTGATATTCATGTCCGTTGTCTTGTGCATCTTCAAAACGTTCGATTACTTTATACATACGTCACTACCTCCTATTACATTTCTAAGCTTCCAGACGGTTTAAACGTCACTTTAACTACACCTGTTTCATCTTTTAAGTTAACGCTATAGTGATAGTTCGTAGATAAAAGGTGTGTACGTTTAAGAATGTCAAAGTCTGTATAAGCTTCCGGTTTCTTTTTGTTAACAATTTCCATCGCGCCATAACGTTGTAAGAATGCTGTGTTTTCCGAAACACGTTTAGACTTAACGATGTCTGATACGCCCACAATTTCAACTAAATCCCCTTTTGAAATTGCACGATCTTGAACATTTCCACCGACTTTAAATAATGATTTAACCAATTTGTTATAATCTTTTGGGTTAACGTATAAAACGTAATCCTCATCGTTTTCAGAATTAAACACTTCAATTGCATCTAAAATACCTGTAGCATCAGCAGAAACTGTAGCAGTTTGTTTTGATTTATTTAATTCGGCGATATAGTCAATTTCAACTTTGTCAGCTAAAGACATCGCTAATTGGCGAGATGCTTCTTGTAAAGTACCGTTAACATTTGTGATAATAGCGGTTTGAGTTACTTCAACAGCCTTACCAGTTTCTTTAACAGTAACTTTAGTAGTAGTCATGCTCATTTGCGTTGTATCCATTGCAACGCCTTCTTGTAAGTCTTCCGCAGCACCAATGTACGCATATTTAGGTCGTGTGATTGTGTCCCCTGGTTGTCCTACCAATGTGTCATCGGTAACGGCATATGGAGTAAAGCGAATTGCGTTTTGCATTTGCGCACTTACTACATTAGCCAAAACTTCAGGATTAATTAAATTAGCTTTTTTAGTTTGTGTCATTTAAGACTCTCCTTTTTTTAATTTGATAATTCACGATACAAGTCAGGGTCGCTATTTAATAGCTCGACTTGTTCTGTGTAAGTCATCTTTTTGAAATCTTCTTTTGTTGTTTTTCCTGTAGGGTTGTCGCCTTGTTGCGGGCTATTACCTACAGGCTTAGACGGCGCAAATAAATAAGGTTTAGACTCTTTAAGCGTTTCAATCGCTTTGTCTAAACCTTTTACAGTGCCATCGTCTGCTAGTTCCAGTTCATCTTTATTGATGAATGCTAGAATGTCGTTAGCGTCATTTGCTTCTTTAGCAACCGCTAACTTAACTGCGTTATTAAGTTGTGTTTCTTTATACTTTGTCTCCCACTCTGAATTTTGATTCTTTAATTCTTCGAGTTCTTTTTGAATCTCGCTATCATCTTTTACAGAGTCTTGCAATTTGACAATTTGTTCATCACGTTTAGAAATCTCTTCTTTCAACTCTTCAATTTCGGTATTCTTGACGTTCAATCTTGAACGTGGTACCATTCCCGATTTTGATTCGTCAATTGCATCAATTACTTTCTGCTTGTCGATTTCTCCGTCTTTAAATTGTCCTAACAACGTGTATAAATCCATTTAAACTACTCCTTTTTACGAGTTTTACGTGCAACGCCACGAAGAATTTTGGTATAAAAAGAAGCAGTTTAACGACATGCTAAGGTCGAGTAGTAAACTACTTTCTTTTACGTTTATATTTCTCCCACTCACGATAAGTCATTTGTGGTATTACTTCGGTTGTGCCATCATCTTTACGTACTCTCGTTGTACTAGGCAAATCATCTTCATCAATGTAATACATAAGCTTACAACGACAGTTGATGTTTTCTTTTGCACTATTCACACCAACAAACAACTTAGGTGCCTGCCCAACACAACCACTCGACTTGAACGGTTCGTCAATTTTCTTCTTAGCGCCGTCTAGATGCCTGTGTGTGTCTCTTGTGCGTGTATCTTTAGTAGCTTGCCAATACTTATACATCTGTAAGCCGTTCTTTTGAGCTACTAATGCACTATCAAGTCCAGCTTGAGACATCGCTCTGCCCGCTTCTGTACGAGCTACACGCAACGATTGAGCTTTAGACATACCTATATCATCACGGATTGCTTTCGCTATCTTAGAGTAGCCCTCTCCACTCATAATGCCTTGTGTGATATGTAAGCGTATCTTTTTCAGTACTTCATCACGATGCTTCTGTAGTGTCGGTACTAATCGAATGAACTCAATAGGTTGTTCTATAGCTGATGTGATAACTTCTTTGCTAGGAACATCAAACTGCATAGCTGTTTGACTTGCCGTCTCATATAAATAAAGGCTCATAAGGAACTTTTCTATATAAGCGTCTTCCTGCGACTTCTGAATCATCTTAGCTACTTGCCTGTAGTCATCAGTCAACATTGTACCTATACGAGTTAACTCCTTATTAAGCCTGTTATATTTATTGAATTCAGTCCATGTAACATACACATCATCACTTTGATACTTTTCAAACATATCTGCGATGATTTGTTTTATCTCTTTAAGTCGATTAGCAAATAGTTGTTCTATAGTCTTCTCAGCTTTAGTTATTAGACTGTCGATATACTCATCAATATCATTCTGATTCTTTATCGTTAGATCTTTCTTGTTGTTGGGCACCGTCAGCACCTCCGTCATCTAAATTAGGCAGTTGCTTGTTGTACTCCATTTGTTCTTGTTCTATTCGTTCGAGTTCTGCTTTATAATCATCAACAAGCGGAGAACTCTTCACAAGTGTCTCTCTAGATAAATATTGAGATTGCGCGATGATTTGTGATTGCTCAGCATCATTCATCATTCTGTTAAAGTTAAACGATATCTCAATGTCTTTAACGTCCATCTTCAAGTTATTAAAATCTATGATAAAACCAATTAATTCTTGTATCGCTACAGTCGCTTTATTCTTGAGTTTGTTTGCTTTCAAATCTAAGTTGCCATATAAGAATTTTAGTGCGATACCACTTGGAGCTGAGCCGAATTTATCAGTTTGGAAGTCAACGCCTTGTCCAAATTCCATGATATAAGCTCTCATTAGGTCAATGTATTCTTTGGTACTCGAGACCGGCACTTCAACTTGTATCGTCTCTACGCCACCATCGCCATCAACATTGATAGCTTTATAGTATTTAAGTCCACGCATGAATTCTTCTAAGTCTTGACCCTCGTATCCTTTTAAGATATAGATCAGTTCAACTGATTCATCGAACATGTTTTGTGCGTCAGATAATCTTTTATCGATTGCATCGATTAATGATTTGTACATCCATATGTCTGACACTTCTTCTGGATTGTTCTTAAATGCTATAAACGGTACTCTACCCCAATTACCATTACTGAAATGTGATTGAATATGATTAGCACCATAATAATAATCTGGTATTAAACCGCCGTTTTCTAATACATAATAAGTAACAGTAGTATCAGTCCAAAACTCCACTTTTTCCTCGTTGTTGAACTTGTAGTAACGAATGAAAGACTTTAACTCTTCTCTTTCTTTATCAACCCAAATTGGTATAGCTTGTTCAGCTGGAACACGGAATAGTTTCATTTCTCCGTTTTCATTAATGTAAACTTGTAGCCAGTCGATACCTTTATTACTTGTAGCAGTCAAGATATCTATCAACTTATTATCCCAACGAGTATCTAGCACATCGTGAATTATTTTTAACACACTCTCGTCTTCGCATGAATATGTTACTGGTTTACTAGCAACATAACTGACTTTTTGGTCAACAAGGTTTTGATGAAAGTTGGTAGTAATGCGCCAATCCGGCTTATCATAATCGATATTGCCGTACACATCTACTTTTTTCATTTGTTTGACGATGTCGTTATCTTTGTCATAATATCTTTGTCCAACTGTAATTTTATCTAATTGCTTTCTATGATCATCAATTAATCTGATAATCATTTCCTCTTGTGTTTCGAATTGCGGTTTTAACTGTTCGACGACTTCCTCGCCGTATGGTTTATCCCATGGCATACGAATAATGTTAAACACCTACCTCAATATACTTAGTTTGTTTTGCCTCATATCACGTTCTAGAGCGTATCTTGTTGCATCTATAGTGTGATTGTCTTTGTCTTCTAATTTAGGCTTAACATTGCCGTCTTTGTCCGTTTCGTAGTCTATGTTCTCGAACTCTCTAGCAATGTTTGGTGTGCGTCTTGGGTCAATTACAATAGCGTCTAAATCATCAAGCCATTGTTCCCCAAATTCCACGCTATCAGCACCCTTTTTAACACCTTTAATCTTTTTGATTCCGTGTTCTTGTTTCAATTCAGCAATTGATTTAGGTTCAGCACTATCAGCGAATACCTCATCGCTTTGGTAACCTTTCTTTTTAAGCCAATTAGCAAACTCACGGTTACTTATCTGCACACCGTAATGCTCGTCCATTGCGTATATAACACGTTTCTTTTTATCATAATGCCAACGTACAAAAGCTAATGGATCAGTAGCATAACCAAAATCGACTGCATTTCTTATATTATCGAATGTGTCATATTGTCTTTGCGGTATTTCTTCAATTCTTAAATTATTAAACGGCACAACGCCACTCCCTATCGCTTCGCCCATATACTCCCATCGATAACGTTGTTCATTACGCTTTTTAGCACTCTCAGCCTCTTGTATAAACTGTTTTGATATAAACGGGTTATTCAAGTATGTAGAATGATGTACGTATGTGTTATCAGCTTGGAATGAGCTTTCATATTTTTTATTAACCCACGATTGCTTACGTTTAGGCGGGTTATAACTAAAGAAAAACTTATAAAATAATCCCTCGTCTAACTCTCCACGTAGTAACGAGTTGGTAATCGTTGTGACTTCATCTTCTGTTTTGAACTCTGCCAACTCTTCAATCCACGAAATAGAAAAAGGAAACCTACTATCTTTCAACGATTTCAATCGCTCAGGGTTTTGTGCCCCTCTAAAGATAATACGGTTCCCTCTAGGTATATAAGTTATTTCCATTGGCGACACTTTAACTTTGAACAAGTGTGACACCTTTTGCTCTTCAATTGCCCATTTGATTTGCTCAAACACTGATGTTGCTAGTGTGTTATCCGTCTTACGTATAACAACCGCATTCATCGGATATCGCATAATAAGTTGTGTAATGATGATAGATATGTCTGATGACTTACCTGAACCACGTCCACCCTTTGCAACGATATTGAGTATTTCTTTATCTTTAGTTGCTTTCCACAACGGATGAAAGTGCATAGGTAGCAAGTCAGATAGGTTAATCGATATCGTCATTAAACGTCACCGCGCTCTGCATTGTTATTTCTTGTTTGTCGACAGGGTTATAACCTGTACGATCTAAAATATCTTTAGAAGCTTGGAATCTTACAAGCTCACTTTTAGCGTCCAATAAATTAATCATTGTTTGTAGAGCTTTAGGCACTTGTTTTTGCAAGTGCTCAGCTTGATACCCTTTAAACCCTTCTCTAAATTTATCGTTAGCTTTCCATCTTGATATAGTAGCGCGGTTCACGTCAATTTGCTCTGCGATATCCATATCTTTTGCGCCAGTGTCTGTCTTTATTTGTATATAAGCTTGTTGTTTCTTCGTTAATTCTAAATACGCGCCAAATGTTGCGTTATTTTGCATATTACTCATCGTATAATACCACCCACTTTATGTTAATTACTCTAGTTATTTAAATACAAAAATGCTCCTACATCTTGTGCAGGAGCTACGTTCAATA